CTCCCTGCGACCTGCTCGTCGGCTGTCTTCCTGACGGTTGCCCAGCTGTCGCCGGCGGGGCCGGGGTCGCCCTTGTCGCCCTTGGGGCCCTGCTGCCCTTGCGGCCCGGCAGGGCCTTGCGGGCCCTGCTGGCCTTGCGACCCGGCGACGCCCTGCTGCCCGGCCGGGCCTTGCGGGCCCTGCGGGCCCTGCGAGCCGGGCTGGCCGGCGGCGCCCGGCGGGCCCTGCTGCCCGGCGGGCCCTTGCGGGCCTGGTTCGCCCTGCGGCCCCTGGTCACCCTGCGGCCCGGTGTCGCCGGCCGGGCCTGGCGGCCCGGGCACCGTCGAGTTCGCGCCGGCGGAGCCGGGCGGCCCCTGGTCGCCCTTGGCGCCCTGCGGGCCCTGGGGGCCTTCGGGGCCGGCGGGGCCGGTCGGGCCGGGCGGGCCGGTGCCGTCCGCACCGCCGGTGCGTTTGAAGATCGCCGCGGCGACCGCGCGGCCGCTGTACGGCGCGACCGCCTTGACGAGGTCGCTGTCGGCGGCGGTGGTGCCGAGCGCGTCGAGCTCGGCGCCGACAGCAGCGGTCTCCTCGGTCTCGTTCACGGAGTCACCCCCTTCAGAGCACCCATTCGATGTCGACGGGCCGGAACCCGAGCCGTTCCTTGTAGAACCGCAGGCCGTCGGTGCCGCTCGCGTGGCGGTTGTAGTAGAGGACACCGCCCAGTGGTGTCTGCGCCCGGACGAGGCCGGCGGCGAGCAGGTACATGATGTCGCCGGCGAGGTGGTCGCCGTGGCCGAGGATCTGCGAGATCAGGCCGAGCATCCCGACCCGGTAGAAGACGAGGTAGGCCCGCAACCGGTCCCCTTCGAGGACGCCGTACTCGTGGACGCGGTGGCGCTCGCACGGCTGCCGCAGCAGCGGCTCGTAGTCGCGCCGTTCGAGGTAGGCGGCGTCCATCGGCCGGCCCTGCCGTACGGGCAGCGACCGGTTGATCTCGAGGATGTCGTCGGGGTGGTCGGAGCGGCTGATGGCGGCGAACCGGTAGCCGAGCCGTTCCGCGTGGGCGGCGCGTTTGCGGGCGGTGCGGTGGACGGCCCGCCAGTGCTGGTAGTGGCCGGGCAGCTCGAGCACGGATGCGCCGCGGCTGTAGTGGGGCGGTGACAGCTTCCGGTAGAACCGCCAGGCGAGCCCTGAGCAGCCGGGCCAGTAGCAGCCCGCCTCGAGGCTGACCGGCACCAGCACCGTGTCGGCGACGGCAGCCACACTAGGTTTCCGCGTCCTCGACAAGGACACGCCACTGGGCGCCCAGAAGCGGCGGGTCGCCGATCACGTCCTGGTAGATCGTCGGCTCCGACGGGCCGCGGACGTCGACGCTCGCGGCGTAGCCGCCAAGAGTCTGGTCGTCCATCAACGCCGCGGCGACACACAACGGGTCGTCGTCGTCGCAGAACGAGTAGAGCAGCTCCTGCTGCGCTTCGCTGTCGGCCGCCGCGACCCTGGCCCGGACGGTGAACAGCAACGCCCCGCCGACACTTTGGAAGCCGGCGCTCGCGTAGTCGCGCATCTCGCCGCCGTTGCCGGGCCACATGTCGATCGACGGCGGCGTCGGGTTCCCCATCCGGCGCGGCAGCACCTGCACCGGGAACGCCGCATACAGCATCTCGGTTGTCAGGATCGCGGCCATCTGCTCGCGCAGCTGCAGGCTCGTGCTCACGCGAACCCCCAGTTCCGTTTCAGCGGCGCGAGCTTCAACGCGTGCCGGTCCCAGGAGTCGCGGGCGACGTAGACGGCGCCGCCGTCCTGGATCCCCAGGATCCCGAACGGCTTCTCGACCTGCTGCCAGTGCTCGTTGGCCCGGTCGAGCTGCACCTCGGCGGCGAGCAGCGTCTCGTCGGGTGTCAGCGGCTGGAGCTGGTCGGGGTCGTCGATCTCCGACAGGATCTCGACGTATGAGGATGTGAGGACCCGCTCGAGCGCCTCCTGCTGCGCCCCGGACGGTGTCGCGATCTGGAGGATGCGGGCCAGTTCCTCGGTTGTCGTGTAGCCGATCGTCGCCACTGGCCCGCACCCCTCCCCTGCTATGAGGCGGTCGTGATCATCGCGAAGGCGCCGTCGTCGACGACAGCGGCCGCGAACGCGCCGATGATGCCGACCTCCATCCCGCCGATCGCCGGCTCGACGACCCGGAGCTCGACCGGCGCCCCCGGCGTCTCCGCGGCCAAGAGGCCGGCGCGGTCGCCGACGAGGATCACGCCGGCGTCCATGCCGCGCGACACGACGATCGAGAGCGGCCCGATCGTGGTGCCGCTGACGGAGGTGAACTGCGTAAACGCGGACGACGTCAGTCCGAGCAGATACCCGAACCGGTCCGGTGCGCAGTAGATCGTGTTCGCGAGCCGCTGCGAGTTCGCGAACACCTCCGCGTAGCCGGCGCCGACCGCGGTCATCAGATCCGCGAACGTCGGCGTCGCCCCGATCGGCGTCGAGATGTTGTTCGAGAACGCGGAGTGCTGCAGCACCTGCGCCGCGTCCTGCTCCGTCTTCAACGCGTAGTCGGCCGCCGCGAGCTGGAACCACAGATCCAATGCGGACGGGGTGCTCCAGTTGATCGCCTGCCAGGACAGGTCGCCGCCGCCCAGGTAGGTGGTCGCGTTCTTCGAGACCAATGAGACGGCGAGGCCCTGGTTGCCCGCCTCGGTCTTTTGGGTCGTCTGCACCGCCACGACCGGGCCGGTGTCGACCTGCGGATAGGTCAGCGTGCCCCGCTCGAGCGCCGCGCTGACCGCGGAGGCGACGATCGGGCGGCTGGTGCTGATCACCTGGAAGATCTGGTCGATGTGCTGCGCCACGCTGATCCCGGCGACGTTGCTCGAGAGCGTGTTCGCCGGCGCCCGCTTCAGCAAGGTGAGCCGCTCCCGGGCCCGGTCGACCTCGCTGCCGTCGCTGTACTGCGACGCGATCTGCTGGCAGATCGTCGACTGCCGGGTCAGGATCACGTCACGGGCATACGACGCCATGTCCGGGTAGACGATCCCGTCGCCGTCCGGCTCCGCGAACCCGCCCGCCAACGCCCGCCGGATCTGCCTCGACTCCTCAACCGCCTTGTTCGTTGCCTCGACCTCGGCGGTCAGGTCGCGGATCTCGAGGTCGAGGTCGGCGGCCCGCTCCCGGTAGATCTTGACCTGCTCCGCGTCCGACGACGTCAACGTCTTGTCGTCGCGTGACTCGACCTCGGCGAGCTTCGATTCGTGTTTGCTGCGGACGAGCTCGCGCTCGTCGATCAGCCTGGCGAGCCTGAGCTCGCTCTGTGTTGCTCCCATTCGGGCACCTCCAGATTCGTGGGGACGGTCTGGCGGGTGCCGTTCTCGAGGGTGCCGACAGTGTCGGGGTGCTCGTTTTCGGGGTGCGCCTCGTAACGTTGCGGCAGCGGCAGCCCGAGTCGCCGGCAGCGCTCGACGATCTCGGGGTCCATCTCGGTCGGTAACAGCTCCTCGTCGAACACGACCTCGGGCTCCTGGCGTACCGCCAGAACCCTGGCGTCCGCGAACGCGGGGCGGCGGCAGAGCGCGACCGTGTCGAGGTGCGCCTTGACACGCTGGACGACACCGGCCGCCGACCGCACCGACTTCTTCGGGTACGCCTCCAACGAGACGCCGTCGAGGATCCCGGACGTGACGAGCGCGAGCGCGGTGTCGCCGGCGGGTGTGTCGAGCACCTCGAACGAGCCGTGCAGCCCGTCGGGCTCCGACCTGAGCTCGACGCCTTTCCCGATCACGTTCGTGATCCCTTCGTGATGCTCGAAGTTCAGAAGGACTTTCAGCCGGTGCCCCGCGACGAGCTGATCGTCGAAGCAGCCCGGCAGCCACTCTTCCCGGTAGGGGCGGCGGCCGAAGTCGGACACCTCGGCCGGCACCCCGTACGGGACGATGCGGGCGTCGAGGGTGCGGCCCTCACCCGGCTCGAGCTCGACGCTGAACTCACGCACAAGCCTGTTGTCGGCGTCCATCCCTATCCTCCTGTGCTCGTCGAGACCGGCCGCAGCGGCGTCGGCGCCGCCGCCGGCGTTGTCTGGGTCGGCGCGTTCGGCTCCTTGTTTGCGGCCGCCTGCGGGTCGTCCTGCTCCGTGGCCTGCCCGGCCAGCGGCGCGAACGTGTCGGACGCCTCGAACCAGACGTACTGGCCGCGCGGCAGGTAATGCGTCGACAACGCGTCCGCGATCTGGGTCGCGGTCGGCCGGAGCTCGAACCGCCACCACATCTCGCCGAGCATCGCCGGGTTCTGGTAGGTGAGGCCGCCCTGCAACGGCAGATTCAGCAGGAACGCCGGCACGCCGTAGGCGCTCGCGATCACCCGCGCCTCGAACTCCTGCGTCTCCAGGAGCGCCAGGTCGGACGGGTTGAAGCTCAACGTCTCGAAGCTGAGGTCGGGGCCCATCACGGGCGGCTGCCCGGCACGGTTCGCGGCCGCCGTCATCCATTTCGCCTGGATGTCGGCGGCCTGCTCCGCGTTGATCTTCTTCTCGCTCTTCAGCACTGCCTGCGGGACGCCGCCGCTCTGGAACGCCAATGCCTGGTTGCCGGCGGCCTGCAGCCCCCACGCCTGCTGCCCGTACGCGCTGAGCGCCGGGCTGCCGTGCAGACGGGCGCCCGGGTCCCGGTCGATCTGCACGATCCGGTCGGGGTCGTACTCCTCCTCGCCGACCTTGTAGACCCGTTCGCCGTCGCGGAGCGTCACCGATGCGAGATGCGGCGGCAGCACTGTCCAGGTGCGGGCGAACCCGTCCGCGTAATCACTCGTCTCATAGAGCAGCGCGTACCCCCACCCGTACAAGGCGGCGACGACCGCGTACAGCGCATCGCCGAGGCTGTTCGAGTACCAGTCCGGGTCCGGCACCGACAGCCACTCCGGGTTCGTGCCGGGCCCGCTGAACCGGAGCGGCATCCGCGCGATCTGCCGCGCGTTCAGATGGATGCACCGGTTCGCGACCCAGATCCGGTCGGCCATCTGCGGCGACACCAGCCAGCCGCCCGCCCCGCCCATCTGCGACCACCACGCCGGGATCGACGAGAAGTCATTCCAGAGGCTGATGTTC